GGATTCGCGAACCGGAGGGCCGAGGTCTACTGGAGATTCCGGGAAGCTTTGGACCCCGGACAACCGGGTGGGTCAGCGATCGCGCTGCCGGACGATCCCCTGCTGATGGCTGATCTTGCTGCCCCAGTTCTCATTCCGGACCGGAAGGTCATCGAACTCGAGCCGAAGGAAAAGCTTTGCGAGCGGCTCGGAAGATCTCCCGACCGGGGCGACTCAGCCGTAATATGCTGGGCAACGGGTCCGATGTACGTCCAGGGCGGTGAAGCCTTGGAGAGATTCAACCGGTACGGGTCACATGGATTCTCGCGCAAGCGTCCCGAGGTGATCATGGGCCGCGGCAAGTATTCGCTCACTGGGAGAACGTGATGGGCGGAATGAAGAAGTTCAACGAGAAGCACATTCCGAAGTCGATCAGGAACGTGACTGGTGTCGCGGCGACCGACAAGATCATGTCGAGTTTGAGCAAGAAACTGAGCGGCGGGGATGTCCCTCCGATGCCTGCGGTCGAGCCTGTGCCGGTCATGCCCTTGCCGGATGACGAAGCGGTGATGAAGGCGAAGCGGAAGTCACAGGCTGGGCAGGCAGCACGCAAGGGTCGAGTGTCGACCATATTCACCGCCGAAGGCACTGGGCTGGGAGGCTGAGATGGCAGGATTGTTTGGTGGCAAGTCACAGTCCGCACCGCCTCCGGTGACGGAGTCTGTCCCGTTGATGCCGCTCCCCGATGATCAGGCGGTGAAGCAGGCGAAGAAGAGATCAAGGGCATCGCAGGCCGCTCGCAAGGGAAGGGCATCGACGATCTTCACTGACCAACAAGACATGCTGGGCGGCTAAATGGACGTCAAAGACCTGAACGAACTGGCCCAGAGTCTCTTCCAGAAGAAGGGGATGCTCAACACCCTTCATCAGGAACTGGCCGACAACTTCTACCCCGAGAGGGCGGACTTCGAGTACTCGAGGTCGTTGGGCGAGGAGTTCGCTGCTCACCTGATGACGTCCTACCCTGTGCTTGTCAGGCGTGATCTGTCGGACCAGGTCGGCATGATGCTTCGTCCCGTGGGGCAACCGTGGTTCAAGATCGCTCCCGTCGATCCGGAGAGGGAAGACTTCGAGTCGAAGGCGTGGCTCGAGTTCGCCGCCAACGTCCAGAGACGCGCGATGTACGACAAGGCCGCGATGCTGTCCCGTGCGCTGAAGGAAGGCGACAACGACTTCACCACCTTCGGGCAGTGCGTCATCTCGTCCGAGATCATCTGGGACAACAAGAAGGAAGGACCGCACCTCCTTCATCGCTGCTGGCACCTTCGCGACATGGTCTGGCAGGAGGACTGCTACGGGAGCGTCGGGAACCGGTTCCGTCGGTGGAAGCCGACCTGTCGTGAGCTTTACCGGCTGTTCAAGGACAAGAACTCGCCTTCGGTGACGAAGAACGCGACCGGGAATTCGAAGCAGCAGGCCTCCGAAGTGGACGTCATGCACATGGTCGTCGAGGCTGATCTGTACGACATGGAGGAGAGGAAGAAGGGCGACAAGCCCTGGGTCTCGATCTTCTACGACTCGACGAACCGGCACATCATCGAAGCGGTTCCGACCTACTCACCCTACTACATCGTCCCGAGATGGCAGACGGTGTCCGGGAGTCAGTACGCCTACTCGCCAGCGTCGATCGTGGCGCTGCCCGATGCTCGTCTGTTGCAGGCTATGACGAGGACACTGCTCGAGGCCGGGGAGAAGATAGCCAACCCGCCGATGGTGGCGACAGATGAGGTCGTGAGGTCCGATGTCGCGATCTATGCCGGGGGGATCACATGGGTGGACCGGGACTACGACGAGAAGCTGGGCGAGGCCCTGAGGCCCCTGACGCAGGACGCGAGGGGGATTCCGATCGGGATCGACATGATGCGGGACTCGAGGGGAATGCTGCACCAGGCCTTCTACCTCAACAAACTCAACTTCCCAGACCGCGCCGGAGACATGACGGCGTACGAAGTTTCCCAAAGGGTGCAGGAGTACATCCGCAACGCACTGCCCCTGTTCGAACCGATGGAGGCTGAGTACAACGGGCAGATCTGCGAACTCGACTTCGAGTTGCTTCGCAGGGCGGGCGCGTTTGGATCTCCGTACCAGATCCCGAAGATCCTGCAGGGAGCGAAGACGGACTTCACTTTCATGTCACCTCTTCACGATGCGATCGAAAGCCAGAAGACTCAGAAGTTCCTGGAGATGGGTCAGCTACTTGCGGCGGCCATGCAGATGGATCAGGACACTGCGGCGATTCCGGATGCCGTGACGGCATTCAGGGACGCTTTGCACGGGGCCGGAATACCGACCAAGTGGACCCGAGACCCGATGGTTGTGGAGCAGATGAAGGAAGAGGCGGACGCTCAGAAACAGGCGCAGGCCATGATCGAGAGTGCGGTTCCTGCCTCACAGGCTGCGCTGAACATGGGCAAGGCATCACAGGCGGCTGCGGGTGCTCCGGCGATGGTATGAGTCCGCTGCTCGCGGTGGACCCCGCAGATCGGTGCGATGAGTGGATGACGATCGATCTCAGGAATGAGAAGGATGTCGAAGCTATAGTCGTCATTCCTCTTTACGGGAGGAATCACCACGCCGGGATGGACTGCTGGTGCAATCCCAATGTCGATGACGGAGTGATCGTGCATGTGACGACCCACTGATGAGCGAGCAACCGAAAGCAAGGCCCACAAGAACCACCCTCGCGGCGCGTGCCGCATGGTTGCCTGCAGAATGGGAACCGGCGGACGTTTCCGCAGTCCAGGCCCTCGCCCGCGGGGACGCGACCGAAGAGCAGCAGAAGCGGGCGCTCGACTGGATCATCAACTCAGCCTGCGGAACGTACGAGGTCTCCTACCGCCCCGGTGGTCAGGAAGGAGAGCGTGACACCTGCTTCGCCGAGGGTCGAAGGTTCGTCGGCAGCCAGATCGTGAAAGCCCTGAAAATCAGTCTCTACGCCTTGAGGAACAAACAAAATGCCTGACGAACTGAATCCCACAGTGTCTCCCGACGCGGCACCTCCGCCGTCCGCGTCGCCTCCTCCCGCCAGCCCGGAAGCCCAGACTGGTTCTTGGCCGAACGACTGGCGGGAGACTTTTGCCAAGTCCAAGGGAGGGGACGAGAAACTCGTCACGCGACTGAGTCGATACGCTTCGCCCGAAGCTGCGCTTGATGCGCTGATCTCGGTGCAGAACAAGATCTCCGCAGGGGAGTTGAGGTCGAATGCGCCCTTCCCGGACAAGGGGACCCCAGAGCAGCAGATGGAGTGGCGCAGGATGCAGGGCCTGCCTGAGGCGCCCGAGAAGTACCAGATCAAGCTCGGCGACGGTCTGGTCGTGGGCGATGAGGACAAGCCGATCGTCGACTCCTTCCTGAAGGCCGCCCACTCGGCGAACATGCCCGAGGGCCAGGTCAACTCGCTGCTCAAGTGGTACTTCGACGAAGTGGTCGAGGGCGAGCAGGCTCGAAGACATGAGGCCGACGAGAAGGTCCGGACCGAGGTCGACCAGTCCCTACGGCAGGAATGGGGTCAGGACTACCAGAAGAACAAGATGATCATCGAGGCCTTTCTGGACTCAGGCCCGCCGGGGATCAAGGATGCGCTGTTCGGTGCGAGGCTTGCCGATGGGACCCCGCTGGCGTCGAACCTCGAGGTGCTTCGGTTCCTTGCCGACAAGGGTCGCGAGTACAACCCGACGATCACGGTCGTGCCGGGAGATCCGACCACGGTGCAGAGGACGATCGTCGACGAACTGTCGAACATCCAGGCCATGATGGGCAACCGTCAGTCCGACTACTGGAAGGGTCCGAAGTCGGAGGGCCTGCAGAAACGCTACCGGGAACTGGTCGAGGCACGGGACCGGATCAACCAGCGGGCACAAAGATCGGCGTAATAGTCCTGATTCATGGACAAATGCCGGAGGATAGGCATAGAATATCCACTCGAAACCGGGCACAAGGTGTACGCAAGTCCATCTCGAGGCCCGGTGCCGTAAGCAGGCCCCGGATGGGGCACGAGGGCACCGGTAACGGACACCCCCAAATGCCATGTTCTGGTCATCCCTTGCAGAAGGCGTGATCTAACCCATAAAGGGATTCAACATGGCTGACACTGCATTCCAAACTCAATACCGGGACGAGTTCGTCCAGGGATTTGAGGCACGTCAAAGCCTCCTGCGCGATACGGTGACAACGGAATTCCAGAAGACCCGCGGCAACACGGTCGTCTTTCTGGTCGCCGACTCCGGTGGTGCAGAGGCTCAGACCCGTGGCGTGAACGGATTGATTCCGGCGCGCGCGGACAACCTTACCCAGAACTCCTGCTCGCTCGGCGAGTGGCACGACCTCGTTCGCAAGACCGGCTTCAACGTCTTCGCGTCGCAGGGCGACCAGCGCCGGATCATGCAAGAGACCACGATGGGCGTACTGAACCGCAAGATCGATTCCCAGATCGTGGCCGAACTGGCGACGACCTCCGTCTCGATCTCGGTCGGTGGTGTCCCCAGCGTGGACAACGTCCAGCACGCCCAGACCAAGCTCCAGAACGCTTCCGTCCCGTGGGATTCGAACATCACGCTGCTGGCTCAACCCAGCCTGATGTCGTACCTCGAGCAGGCGCCGGAGTTTGCCAAGGCTTCCTACGTCAACATGCGCCCGTGGGCGGGTGAAGACCAGAATGCCAACTGGCGCGACATGCCGATGGCCTACCGGTGGAAGAACATGCTCGTGATCTCGCATCCGGCCCTTCCGGGCAAGGGTACGCCGTCCGAGTACTCGTTCATGTTCCACAAGTCGGCAATCGGCCATGCGGCGGACAAGGAAAGCCTCTCGTCCGCAGTCGGCTACAACGACGAGAACGATTACTCGTTCGCACGGGCGACGATGTACATGGGGGCGAAGTTGCTGCAAGCCTCCGGTGCCGTTGCGATCATCGCCGACGGTTCGGCTCGGGCATAAGGAGAAATCATGGCCTACTCAGTAGCGAACCCCCCGCTCTGCATCATCCCGCGCATTGGCGGGCTGGCCTCGAACTCGACCTCGGCTTACAACCGTTCGGTCGCGTTCTGGGCCTACAACACGTCCGATGGCACGACGAACATGTCGGACGCTGGCTACTTCACCAACGGGTACTACCTGGGCATGCGCCGCGGCGACGTTCTGATCGCGGTGTGTCAGTCGACCCAGAGTTCGACCGGCTCGATGCTGGCTTTCGGCATTCTTGCTTCTTCGAACTCGACGGCCGGCTTCCAGGTCTCGACGGATTCGCGCCTCACGTCCAGCGGACAGTAAGGCTCGAAGCAATGCGGGCGGTGCCGTTCACCTAGAGCGGTACCGCCTTTTTTCATTCAAGGAGACTCATGGACACCAAGGAAGTCAAGGACGTCAAGAAGACCGCACCGATCGACCGGGCGCGATTCCATCTCGCAGAGCACTACCAGCAAGGGTATGTGGCGATCGTCCCTCAGGGGACCGATCCGCGCGACCTCGAGGACCCGGCCTACTTCGCGAACGTCGCGTTCATGTGCCGCGCCTCAGGACGGATCTTCGTCGAGTGCGAGGACGGGACTTGGCTCGCCGACATGTACATCCGCGCCGTGGGTCCGCAGTACGTCATGGCCCGCATCCTGAACGTGTGGGACATGGCCGACTTCAAGCCTGAGTCCGAAGGGCAGACGACCGAGATCTCCGGCTTCAAGGTCCAGTGGTCGGGCATGTACACGAAATGGCGCGTCGTCCGTCTTTCGGACAATGCCGTGGTTTCGAAGGATCACGAGACCAAGGGATCGGCTGAAGGTTGGCTGCGGGAACACCTGAAAGCCGTGAAGGCCTGAAAGGTCTGACATGGGAACCACACGCCTGAAGTTGTACAACGCGGCCCTGAGGCTTTGTGGCGCGGCGCGTATCGCTGCGCTCACCGACGAGTCCGAGGGGCGCAGACTTCTGGACGACGTGTGGGACGATGACGGAGTCCGCAAGATCCTCGAGCACGGCTACTGGAAGTTCGCCCTCCGGTCGCGTCGACTGGACTACGACCCGGCGGTGGTTCCCGACTTCGGCTACTCGAGGGGATTCCTGAAGGACACCGACTGGGTCCGTACGGCTGCGATCTGCTCGGACGAGGGTTTCGCCGATCCTCTTCTCGGATACTCGGACGAGGCGGGGTACATCTTCACCGACCTCGACGAGATCTTCGTGCAGTACGTCTCGGATGACGCGAGCTTCGGGGGCGATCTGGCAACGTGGCCGGGATCGTTTCAGGAGTATGCCGCGGCGTGGTTCGCCTCACAGGTCATCCACCGTCTGACGTCAGACAAGGACAGGCTCGCGTTCCTGTTCGGTGGCGACAGTCGTGGGGTACGGACAGGGCAACTGGCCGCGACCCTCAAGACCGCACGCTCGAACGATGCGATCCAGGGTCCGACGAAGTTCCTGCCCTCAGGTTCGTGGACCCGCGCGAGAGGGATCACGCGAGGTCGTGGTCCGATGGGTGACGGTGGAACATCGGGCGGATTGATCGGCTGATGCCTGCCCAGTCGTATCCGTACCTGAACTTCAACCGGGGACTCATCTCCCGGTTCGGTCTGTCCCGTCTCGACATCGAGCGTGGCAAGCTTTCCGCGGAGGTGATGACCAACTGGATGCCGCGCGTCCTGGGTTCGATGATGCTGAGACCCGGTCTCAAGTTCATCGGAACGACAGGACTGAGCGGGAACAAGTGCTGCATCCCGTTCGTGTTCTCTGTTTCGGACAAGGCCATCATCGAGCTTGGCAACCAGTCGATGAGGTTCTGGATCAACGATGCTCTGCTGACCCGACCAATAGTCACGTCGGCGGTTACCAACGGGGATTTCAGCTCGGATGCTTCATTCTGGACGGATAGCGACGAGGCTGGTGGGACATCGGCGTGGGTCGGGGGCGGGTATCTCGGCCTGACTGGAAACGGTGTTGCTGCTGCCATCAGGGACCAGACGGTCTCGGTCCCAGTCGCCAGCACGAACATCGAGCATGCGCTGAGAATCAGCGTCTACCGCGGGCCGGTGACGATTCGTGTCGGGACGAGTTCGACGGACGACTCGTACATCGCGGAGACTGAACTTCAGACCGGCGAGCATTCGCTGGCCTTCACTCCGACGGGCGATTTCAACATCAGACTCATGTCGAGGGTGAACCGGACAGTCCTCGTGTCTTCCTGCAACGTAGAGGGATCGGGAGTCGTCAGCCTATCGACACCCTGGACCTCGGGGTCTACGAGGAGTGTCCGATACGACCAGTCCGGAGATGTCGTATTCGTCGCCTGCAACGGTCTGGCACCGCAAAGGATCGAGAGACGATCGACGCGAAGCTGGTCGATTGTCCGGTACCTTCCGGACGATGGCCCTTTCCGCCTGCAGAACATCGGTCCCATCACGATGCAGTGCGGGGCGCTGAACGGGAACACCACGCTCACGTCATCGGCGGCCTACTTCAAGACCACGCATGCTCCGTCGACGTACTCTCCGGGCGCTCTTTTCAGGGTGGCATCGAACGGGCAGAACGTCGAAGCGACCGTCACCGCACAGAACACGTTCACCAATGCGATCCGGGTGACCGGTGTCGGCGCGACTCGAGCGTTCACGATCGCGATCACCATATCGGGAACCGCCACGGTCACGTTCCAACGCTCGCTCGAATCCGAGAATGGGCCTTGGACCGACATCTCCCAGAACACTGGCTCGATCACCGTCCCGTACAACGACGGACTGGACAACCAGATCACCTGGTACCGGATCGGAGTGAAGACCGGGGACTTCGGGGCAGGGACTCATCTCGTTGCCCTGGCCTATGCCGTCGGTTCGATCGTCGGGATTTGCCGGGTGACGGGATACGTCAGCCCGACACAAGTCGATGTGGAGATCCTCACCCCGTTCGGAGCGACGACCGCATCCGACGACTGGGCCGAGGGTGCATGGTCAAACCGCAGGAGCTTCCCGAGTTCGGTGGTCTTGCATGAGGGAAGACTTTGCTTTGCAGGCAAGGGCAATCTCTGGCTTTCGGCCTCCGACGCCTATGACTCGTTCGACGACGAGATCGAAGGGGACTCGGGTCCCATTTCAAGATCGATCGGGACAGGCCCGGTGGACACGGTCAACTGGCTGGTTTCTCTTGAGAGACTCCTGTGCGGTGGTCAGTCCGCAGAGTGGTCGGTCCGGAGCAACTCACTTGATGAACCTCTGACGCCGACGAACTTCCAGATCAAGGCGACCGCCACGCAGGGGTCGAGTTCGGCGGACGTTGCGAAGATTGATCGAAGGGCCGTCTTCGTTCAGAGGGGCGGGACAAGAGTCTTCGAGCTTTCGCTGGCGACCGATGCTTCGGCGACAGATTACGGTGCGACGGACCTGACCCAACTGGTCCCGGAGATCGGAGAACCTTCGATCGTCAAGATTGCCGTCCAGAGGCAACCCGACACGAGGATTCACTGCCTGAGGTCGGACGGAACCGCTGCGATCCTTGTCTTCGATCCGACCGAGAACACGATCTGCTGGGTCGAGGTGGAGACGGGTTCAGGTCCGGATGAGATCGTCGACGTGTGCATCCTGCCTGGATCTTCAGTCGAGGACGATGTCTACTATGTCGTCAACCGGAGCGTCTCGGGGAAGGTCGAACAGACCCTCGAGAAGTGGGCGCAGGAGTCTGAATGCCAGGGTGGTCTGCTGAACAAGCAGGCCGACTCGTTCGTCGTGTATGACGGTGTCCCGACCACGACCATAACTGGGCTGAGTCATCTGGCCGGAATGGATGTCGTCGTCTGGGCCGATGGAGAGGATGTCGGAACGTCCGTCTCTACGGCCAGTTCGTGGATTCAGACCTACGAAGTCTCGGGAGGGCAGATCACGCTTCCGACCCCGGCGTCGAAGGTCGTAGTCGGACTTCCGTACAAGGCTCGGTGGAAGTCGTCGAAGCTCGCGCTTGGTGCCGCGCTTGGTGTCCCGTTGACGAAGAAGAAGAGAATCCACGGGGCGGGACTTGTCCTCGTGAACACCCATTCGCAGGGACTTCTCTTCGGTCGTGACTTCACGAACATGGACCCGCTTCCGTTGATCAGGAACGGCGCCCCGGTGGATGTGAACGAAGTCCTGGATGACGCCGAAGACGGGGCCATTCCATTCCCCGGAGACTGGATGACCGACTCGAGGATCTGCCTCGAGGCTCGCGCTCCGAGACCCTGCACGGTGTCCGCGTTCGTGGCTGATACGGAACTCCATGAGCAGCGTTAGCCTCGTGCCCGCCACTGAAGAGATGATCAGGGAGTTCTATGGCTCGAATCCTCCTCGCACTGTGCGTGCTATTGCCGGTGTACGCGACGGTGAGGTCCTTGGTGTGGGCGGTTACTACATACTCGGACGTCGTGTCTTCGTCTTCTCGGACATCAAGCCGGAAGCGATGAAAGAGAAAAAAGCTATCGTTCGGGCGACGAAGATAGTTTTAGGAATGGTCAGGAAGTCCGGCATTCCCGGCATGGCAATCCCGGATGAAGACATTGAAGGGGCTGAGAGATTCCTCTCGAGACTTGGTTTCGAGAAGCAACCGAGTGGGGTGTACGAATGGCAGTCCTAGCTGCGATCCCGGCATGGGCTTACCTCGCGGCGTCAGTCGCAGGCACCGCCATGACGGTTGCGGGTCAGAGGGCACAAGCGAGATCCGAGGCTCAGTTCCGGGCGCAGCAGGCCACGATGAAGGAGGTCGAGGCCAAGCAACTGGAGACCCGTGCGATCCAGGATGTCGCTGTCGCTCAGAGATCCGCACAGGAAGAGCAGAGACGATCGAGGGTCATCCAGTCCCGTGCGCTGGCCCTCGCAGCCGCATCCGGTGGGAGTGCGTCCGATCCGACGGTGGTGAACATCATCTCCGATCTCGCGGGAGAAGGTGCCTACCGGTCTGCGGTCGCGATGTACGAGGGTGAGGATCAGGCCCGGACGGACCGCATGGCGGCGGCGGCGGCAAGGTATGAAGGGGCAGGCCTCAACCAGTCGGCCCAGTCGGTCCAGAGGTCTGCCAACTACGCCACCGCGGGCACGGTCTTCGGTTCAGTGGGGAGCATGTACGGGAAGTACGGCATGCCGTCTTCTTCGATTCCTTCCGGCGGGACTCCGGGCAC